TGGTATAGCTGGTTATTTAATTCTTTCATATGTTATATTACCATTATTCTAAGGAGTTCAAATGAAACGCTTGTTTAAAGTTGGAAAAGAATATTTTGAGAAAAAAATTGATGCTAAAGTGTATCGGAATAAACTAGAGGGTTATACTCCTGTTAAAGATAAAGAAACAGGATTGCCTGCTAAACATAATTGGAAGTTTGAAATCAAGAGAGGGCCAGATCATTGGCGTGGAGGTATCTAAATAATGTTTCCTATTTTTGGCTTAGCAAATAAAGATGGTGAACCAATGTTGATTGGTTTATCTGGTAAAGCACAAAGTGGTAAAGACACACTTGGTAAATACTTGTGTGATAGATACCGATGTTTGCATTACTATTTTGCTAAACCTCTGAAAGAGGGAGCTAAGATCATGTTTGCTCTTACTGATGAGCAGATAGAGAACAAAGAACAAACGATAGAACCTTGGGGAATTTCTCCAAGAACAATCTATCAACGACTTGGAACGGAAGTTGGCAGAGGTATTGATGTCAATATCTGGGTTAAGAATGCTGAGATGTTTGTTAGAAAAAATGCAGGCTTTACAGTTGTGATTACTGATGTTCGTTTTGACAATGAAGCTGCGTGGATACATAACAGAGGTGGAGTTGTTATAAATATAGTTAGAGATCAAGATGATATTAAAGAAAACAAACATTCAAGTGAAGGTGGCTTGAAACCAGATAGTATTGATTTACAAATTCGTAATAATGGTACAATAGAAGATATGTGTAATGAAGTTGCAAATCATATAGACTAATTGCTGTATAATCTTAGAGTGAAAGTTTTTCAAGACCCGGGTGCAATTCCCGGCGCCTCCACCAAATACTACTTAACCGAATTAGGGGGGCGAATTAGACTCGATTGGATAATGGAAACTATAAGACAGCACGGAGAAGAATGATGGCTTCGTTATCAATCATTCAAACTATAAACGCTAACGATTACGACTTAGCGCTGGCAGCTTAATCTGTCGGAGTCCGAGGGTACTTGGCAACAGAAACCCTCACCTAATTTAATGAGGAGAAGCTATGAGATTATTTGATTTGGGTATAATACTAGCAATAGTTATGTTGCCTTGGTTACTCTATAGTATATGGATTACACCATAGAAAGTTTTTCCTTGTATATCGAATACCATTATGTTATAATGGTTGTTATGGTGATGAATGAGTGATAGTTATCGGGTTCAATGCCCGACCGTTCATCATGTTTTTGTTAATCTTCTTAAGGAGATGATTTATGGGTATGACGAAACAACATGGTCAGCCACGAACTGGCCGTAAGTATGCTCGCAAGATGACTCGCGCAGAGTGTGAGCTTACTGATTTACCTCGTTGGGTTCAGATTTATACGAGCCCTGCTACTGGCGAATGTGCGTTTAAGAACGCAGACATTGTTGGTGGCGCAAAGACCGTAAACTCTATTCGACGCAAGTTGAATAAGTTTTGGGGAGTGTAATCCAGGTGGTGTTTGGGGCTTCGGCCCCATTCACTTTTTTTCTTATGAAATGGACTAAAGAACAACTTACAGAAGCATCACTAATATTAGTTAAGTGGAAATCTTCACTAGCTATGATAGAAAAGAAATTTAAAGATAAAGGCATAAGAATGCCTTTCGGTGAACGAATGGATTTTAGAAGGAAATATTCTCCATTAAAGAAAAAGATAGATGATATGGAAAACGAATTTTTATTGAATGTAGCTTATAATGGTGTCGAAGGAGAACCAGATGATACGGAACCTCCTCCTGCGAATAAAGAAAAGCAAATACTCAAAGATACTGTTTAGACTTTATATTGGATGGTCTATTGTTGCAGATGCAACATTACTCGGTGGTATTGTTTGGGGACTTATTTATTTTTGGTGACGTATGATTGAATTAATGTTTCTTCCAGTTATAGTTTATATAGTCGGAGGAATTTTATATTATTTGGTGAATTGATATGAAGAAGTTATTTTTGTTATGTTTAGTTTTGGTTGCTTGTAGTGCTTTTAAGAGGGTAACTTATGAACCACATCCTTTTAACTATAAAGATGAAGTTAAGTGTCTGGCTCAGAATATTTATTTTGAAGCTAGAGATCAAAAGACTAAGGGCCAGATTGCTGTCGCGCTTGTTACGATAAATCGTGTCGAAAGTAGACTATTTCCGAATAGTATATGTAAAGTTGTTTATCAAGCCAATAAATATAAAAATGGTAAGCTAAAAAGAAATATGTGTCAGTTTTCTTGGTATTGTGATGGATTATCTGATGTACCAAGAGATCGAATAGCATGGAAAGTATCAAAGACTATTGCAAAAGCTATGTTAAGAAGGCCAGGTGTTCATATTAAACATTTTGGTAAAGTGTGGGACATGGAAGATTTTCTTAATGGTGCTAAATATTATCATAGGATAGATATTAATCCATATTGGAATAACCAAATGATTAAGGTAATGCAGATTGGCGATCACGTTTTTTGGAAAGATTATGTCAACGAATAGGGAGTTTATAGATGTCGAAAGAGGACAAAAAAGTAACACCATCTGCACCATCAGTCGAAGAATGTGGTATATTTCTTTTGATGGATGAGATAAGTGATGCTACTTGTAAAGATGTTATTCAATTTATTATCTCAAAGAATCTGGTAAAACCATATCCAAAGTATTTGCAGTTGATTATTAATTCTGGAGGTGGTGATTTACAAACAGCTTTTGCTGTTATAGATACTATGAAGGGAAGTGCAATTCCAGTTCATACAGTTGGACTTGGTTGTGTCGCATCAGCAGCTGTATTGATATTCATAGCTGGTGAGAAAGGCAAGAGAGTCTTGACACCAAATACTTCCATACTTTCTCATCAATACTCTTGGGGGACTTATGGAAAGGAACATGAATTGATTGCTACTACCAAAGAATATGAATTGACTACTCAACGAATGTTGAAACATTATAAGAAGTGTACGGGACTTACTGAGAAGAGGATTCGTGAACATTTGTTGCCACCACAAGATGTTTGGTTGAGTGCAACACAAGCAAAGAAGCTTGGTATTTGTGATAGTATTAAAACAGTTTACTGATATGACTATTGATTTAAATTTGACGATTGAAGAATTAGTTAAAGAAAAAGGTTTGTCTTACATGGATGCAGTTTTATATCATGCACAAGCATTAGAACTTGAACCAGAAGCAATGGCAAAGATGTTGAACCAATCCGTAAAAGATAAAATAGAAGTTGAGGCTCAAAGCCTTAATATGTTGAAGAAAACAGCAAAACTTCCGTTATAGAAAGGAGTCGGGAAGTCTATATGATGATACAAAGTAATACTAATAATATAACGTAATAAGGAGTAATAAGTATGGCAAGTTTTAAAGAAATGAAAAAGAATCGTATGGCTAATTTGGAATCTCTTTCCAAACAAGTCGAGAAACTCGCAGAAAAACCTTCGTATGAAGATGAACGAATCTGGAAACTGGAACGAGATAAAACTGGTAACGGTTATGCAGTAATTCGTTTTCTCCCCGCCAAAGAAGGTGAAGATGTACCATGGCAACGTATTTGGACACATGGCTTCAAAGGGCCAGGTGGTTGGTACATTGAAAACTCATTAACAACTCTTGGTAAGGACGATCCTGTATCGAAAGCTAACACAGCTTTGTGGAACTCTGGTATTGATTCTGATAAGAATATAGCTAGAGAACGCAGACGTAAATTGAATTACTATTCCAATATCTATATCATGGAAGATGCAGCTAATCCAGACAATGTTGGAAAAGTATTTTTGTTTCGTTATGGTAAGAAAATCTTTGAGAAGATTACTGGTGTGATGAATCCAGAGTTTGCTGATGAAACTCCACTCAATCCATTTGATCTATGGGAAGGTGCAAACTTTAAAATCAAGATGCGTCAAGTAGATGGTTTTCCAAACTATGACAAGTCTGAGTTTACTGATAAGTGTCCTTTAGTTAGTGATGAGAAAAAGCTTGAAGAAGTTTGGAAAC